GTCTATGGTTGACAGATAATTTTATCGACATAGGGGGAGGTAAAATATTTAAAAAAATTTATTTTAAAATAATTTTTCCATCGTCCCCGAACAGATAACGTCTGCCCTTCTCGCACTCGTTGTGTCTCGCCTTGTGACATTCCTTACAGAGTGCAACAAGGTTGTCGAAGCTCAACGCGATCTCCGGCCTGTGTATGTTCTCCGGTGTTAGCTCTTCGATGTGGTGGACTTCTTTCGCCGGCTTATAAATCCCGCGCTTCATACAATCCTCACAAAGATAATGCGCCCGCTTGATGTATTCGTTCCGGCACGATTGCCACGCTGCCGAACTGTAAAAGGATCTCGCAAACTCTCGAGCCATATCTATCACCAACACAAAAGGACGAGTTGCCCCGTCCTGATGTGTGTCCTTATTGTTTTAATTATACAGAGGATGTCGGCGTTCGGAATCGCACCGAACCAAACTGCTGCCGACATGATGCCGAGGCTGTTCACCCCGGCTGAGGTGACGCCGTCCGTCCTTGTGAACTTCTGACAATATCATTTTATGAACCGACATCCGGAACTACAAGGAAGTCCCTAAAATTTTATTCACGGATTGCAGCGCCCTCGAGTGCAGTTCTGTTCTGCACCACTTGTCGGATCTGTCGCAGTCCTCGGCTATCCGCTCCCATGTCATAAACAGTATATATCTGTCATACAACAGTTGACATTGTATCGGATCATCGACCTGATTAATGACCTTGATGACCTCCTCGCGTTTCTCAAGTGCCTCGGCTCTGAGCTGCACCTTCTGAAGTCTGAGGCCGCTCATTTGCGTGGCGAGTTGCGCAGTCCTGTCCGCTATGTTTGAGCCGTGCGGCATCCCTGAATAATCAATACTGATGGAGTCATAACTCTCCTCGAGCTGCATAATGTCGAGATCGAGCTGCCGTATCTTCACGGTCAGCCGCCGGTACTGTCTTAAAAATTCTTTCGCTGTCATAGTTTTATTAATTCGTCCGTCAGGAATGAGTATGGTTTACCCGCCTTCGATTCTGCGCCGAACAGCTCGAAGATATAAACGTCTCCGCCCTTACTGACGTTCGGTCTGCGTCTCGACTTCACCACGAACTGCTGACCGTCAAGTCTGTGCGCGGGATTATTTGTTTTCTCGCTTGCCGGGTAAGCGACCATAACGAGATCACCGACGCGGATCTTTTTATCTTCCGTCAATAACGTATCTGTCATTCTTTCAACCTCCTATGCAATCAGAGAGCGGGCTTTGTATATGTGTTCGAAAAAGGAGTCATAATACTTAAATATCAATGGAAATGGCTAATGTTGCCCGCCCTCTGGTATGCCGTTGTTATGATTTGCAATCGCTCCCGCCTAAGATTGCTATACCCACCCTCCCCGCTCGGCTTGCGGGGCTCCCGGTTGTATGTCAACGGATTTCTCCGATGTCATCACTTCCACGGACAATCTGTCTGTGGCTCGTCCTTGCTACGGACATTTATGTCCTTATCAACTTGTTCCATTTTGGAAATAGTTGGCTCGGTCTTGCGGTCATATCTATCAAGCCATCCCATCTGCCAACATCTGAAAAGGAAACTATCAAGCACTTTCATCTCATCTTCTGATGTTTCTATGTTTGTGGCATCAAGTAAATGCTCCTTTGCCTTTGCTATAATCTCAAATCTGTTATCTCCGCATATTTCCATTACTCACTCTCCTTGCGTAACCGCTTCACCGCTTCTTTGTATGTCATCACATTTACTCTTGGTCTATCTGTCAGTAACGAGTCAATGTCCTCGGTCAGTTCCTTATATCTTTCATAAAGCAACCTCGCCTTTAACGCATCAAGGCAGACAAATTCATCAAAGATAAAATCGTCTACAATGGTGCTGAAGATGTTCCACTCACCATCTTTCTCAACATAGAACCTTGGCATCACTCACTCTCCTTGCGTCAGCCTTTGATAAATGTACAGCCACCAAAGAAGTACAATGTTTCCAATGGCTTCTTCATCATTCTCGTCTGCGTTGTGTGGGTCAAACTCTCCTTTACGATACTTTTCAAACATCGCTATCATAGCGGTCAAAATTCCACATATGGCATATGCTATTATCAATTTCATCACTCGCCCTCTCTTTCTCCGTACGGCTTCGGTAGTGGCATCCAAGCAAGTACATTGCCATCATCGTAATGATTTATCCATTCGCTATGCCAATCTCCATTTCGACACTCGCCTATGTCAATCCCCCATTCCAATGACATCAATACTTCTGTGTTCTCTTTTGGCAGTCTCTCACTACAAGGAATCCACTCTTGCGGTCTGTCTGTTCCTTTCAAGGCTTTGATTGCCCACTCGACCATTTGCGGATTGATAGTGCCGACAAACAGCCAATTATCTCTATCTATCTCGGAAAGCATCTGTTCAAAAGCCTTTAACGCTTCTTCCTTACTCATCGTCTGCTCCTTTCAATCCGAACTTCTCTGCACAAATGCACTCTTCACTCGGACAGACTTTTCTGTAGTGAAATTCCAAACGGCAAGTGCCAATATGCGTCATTCCATCTTCGAAGATTTTTCTGTCGATGCAGTTTTTGCCACCGAAGTAAGGGCAAACCATAATGTGTGCATCAATCTCTTTTGCTGTCATCATCTGCTCCTTTTCCGAAAGTATACTTTGCATTTTCTGCATCAGAATTGCTATCTATACTTTGCATTTTCCACTTGCGATACATGCGATCCGCTCTCTCGTCTACCCGACTTGCAATTACCAGCATCGCATAATCCGTTACCAGCAGGATTAGTATGATGACCAGCGCAGTTATCTTGAATATCACAGCTCCACCTTCACCCTTCCGACCATCTTTAAGGTCTCTGCTCTCTGTCTGTCTGCGTACCCGATAGCAACGAGAGTGTCCTTCTGCTGAGCCTTCTCCTGCTTCTTCCGTTCGCGTCTCTCTTTCATCGTTCTGCGGTTGTTAGCAAGGACTCTGTCATAGTTCCGCTCCCGGTACTCCTGCTGGTTGCGTCTCATCCTTTCCCTTGTACACTCAGGATCAAGACAGCACCTCTGGTCACATCGTCTTGGTATATACTCTCTGCCGCATATCTCGCAGCGCTTTGGTTCGTGCTTCATTTATGCCTCTTCTTTGACTCCCGGATCTGATATAGCTTCTTCTGTCTTGTCAGGTCGCTCTTATTGGCTTCATACTGACTGTTCTTATAGCACTCCCAGCATAGCCACACCGTCCTTCGTCCGGTGTTGTATGACTCCATCCAATGATCGTCAGCCTCCAGACCGCAGAACTCACACTTACGCTTCAACGGACTCGCCTCCTGTCGTTCATCTTGGCAAACAGGGCTTCAAGCCTCGCCTTATTCTCTGCGGAGTTTTTATCGTTTCTCCTTGCAATCTCCGCCTGGATCTCCGGGAGAGCCATCTTAAAGCGCTTCCTTGCCATCTCCCTGCTGCTCTCGATCTCGGGCCATATAGCCTTCAGTCCTTCGATATCCTCAACGTATTCCTGTATCTCATACGGAAGTTGTTTAAAGTCGTACTGTGTGAACGATGTTGTGCTGACGATGGTCTCAGCATGGCAGTAGATCTCTCTCTGATATTCGTCGCTCCATCTTTTCCCTCCCAGGTCGATAATGGAAGTGCGTTCCTTATCGTTGGCAAGGATGTCGGCTATGTTAGCGAGCTTGTTGAACAGTCTGTCCGCTTCACTGTATGTCTGACCGCTTGGGATATTCTCCTCTGCAACGATGATGTTCATGATGTCAGACGGCTGCGGAAAAAATGGTTTGCCCATCTTCACATATGTGTTTATGGCCTCGTTCACCCTCTCATAGGAGTCAAACTCGAATGTGTCAGTCCAGGTATCGAGCATGGCCTTCTTCTCTTCGCCGGAGAGTTTCTTCGCTTGAGTCATATACAGCTTGCTCACTCGGTCGAGGATTCTTTTCGTTTCGTCTCTGGTCATCAATCTATATCTTTGAAGAAGAGCAGGTCGCTCTCTTCTTTCTCCCCCCTTCTTAATAATTCTTCTCTTTCTTTAGTTACTGTTGCTCGTCTGTTATTCGTCTGTTGCTCGTCTGTTAAATCGTCTGTTAATTTGTCTGTTGCTTCGGCGTTGCCTGCTTGATATTTGCCATAATTTACAACGGTTATAAGCCTTCCTTCGCGTGTTGCTTTGTCTGTTATTTCGCCTGTTGAAATTAGCTTGTTCAACGCCGTTCTCGTCTGCTGCATCGTGAGTCCTGACTTCTGGGATAGTGTCGGCAGGCTTGTCCACAGTGAGCCTCTTCTGATTGTCTTGCCATGCCAGCGTTTTTCTTTCCAATTAGCAAGGAGCAGGATCGTTACGAAGAGGCGAAAAGTGTTTATGTCATCCCACCACTCCCAGTCAAAGATTGACCTGTGCAGCTTTATGTGCCCGTTCATTCTCCTTCTCCCATGCCTGATAGAGATCTATCCACTCATCGAAGGGCATAGTCACAAGCCACTTGCGGCGGTTCTTCCTGTGAAGGACCGCGGGCTTCTCGTCTTCCCTTGCGTCGCGGATCGCCTGCTCTACGGCATTCTCTATATTCAGCTTTTCCACTCGCTTGACCTCGAGATGAATACCGGGGAGGCCAACAACATCAGCATCTCCGTTGATACCTGCAAACTGCTGGCCTCGCCTTGCGTCATATCCGTATTCCTTGAGCAGATGCGCGGCTTCCAGTTCGCCGCGTTTTCCTTTGTCTCTGCTATTCATCAGAACGGCATGTCCTCCTCAAGCTGCTCAAAAGAGTCAGCCTTTTCTCCTCTTGGCTCATACGGCTTGTCGAAGTCGACCTCACGTGCCCACAGCATGTGCTCGACTCTTCTGTCTCCGTTGACTGTGAATGCTCTGTTTGAAAGTGAACCTTTGATGGTTACCAGAGCGCCGTTCTTCAGATCCGCAGGAAGTTCGACGTCTCTTGTCATCCTTACCTCGAGAGCCTTGTTGATATATCCGCCCTCCTGGTCTTTCGACGAGGTAGAGATTGAATAGGAAAACCATTTGCTTCCGTCATCTCTCATGTGCTCATTTACCCACAGCCTTACATTTTCAGCTTCTACGTTTATCACTTTCTTTTCTCCTTCCTTTTGACCTGTGCTGTCGCTCTGTCGAGCTCATTCTCGTTAAGTTCATCGACTGCCTTGATCTCCCTTTTGAACTCTCTTGAGCACCATTCGAGGAAGAGCACGACATCGCTGTTAGTCTTCATCAGCAGCGTCTTGAGGTTTGCCCTCTTGATGTCCTTGTCGGTGTATGCCATCTGCTCCTCAAAGGCTTCCTCCGGCAGATCCTCGCCGGCATAGATATAAAGACCAAGTCCATGCCTTGCTACCGCTTTTGTGAGGCTTCTCTGAATAGCCTTGTTGACATCGAATGATGTGATGCTTTCAAGCGGGATGCTCTTGTTTCTGTAGTCCATGATTGGCAGATATTCAATATGCTCGATACCGTCTGCTGTGACTCCTGTCTTGACCCATGCGGTCTTTCCGTCTGTGTGGTAGTTCCATCCGGCAGCATTCTCATAGACAGTGTATGTCGCTTCAGGGCATACCTTCTTCAGTTCTGCCCATGCCCATGCCCATGAGAGGTATGTGAGACCGTTCTTTTTTTCGGTCTTCTCATTGACGTTTATCGCGTTCAGTTTTTCGAATACGCTCATTATTCAGTACCTCCGTAAATCGTTGTGTATGTAGCCATCATCGTGTCGGCCTTCTTCTTGATCTCCTTTGCCCGGTGCGTCTCCTTTACCCAGTACTCGAAGACTGCGGGTCTGTCGTCTGGACCGGCTCTGTAGTAGCCCTCGCCGTTGTTGATGATGATGTCCTCGCCTGCAGCATTCCTCTCGGATATGAGCCCTCTGAGCTCTCTGTCCAGGCTTGGGTTCTTCGGCCTCTTGAGCGGATGGTCTCTGCCACCGATGTTGTCGAGCAGAAACTCCGCAAGCCATTGATTTTTGCTTCCCGAAGGTGTACCATTAATTTGTTTCAGATGGTGTGGTACCTCCTCCGGGAGTGCCATACTTTTTTTATTCGTTTTATTCATCGTCTTCCTCCCATCCGTCGCAGTCGTCTCCGTACTTTGGGCAGTCTTTGCAGTCATATACATCGCATATTTTGATGTAGTCCTTATCCGGTTCCGGCTCCCATCCGTCCTCATAAACTACGGAGCCATCGGATCTGATAAGAACGATATGATCATTCTCTTCCCACATAGTCATTCACCAGCTGCAGGATCTTGTCCTTGAGTATCCTGATTTCTTTATCCTTCTGTGCAACGGCGTCCTTTGCGTTTGCCTCGATCTCGCTTGCCCACTTGCTCATTCTTCCGCACTGCTCCTGCAGATTCTTGACAGTCTCTTCTGCGAATGCGAGCCTCTTCTCGAGGTCGTTGATGCGGTTCTGCAGAAACTCCTCGCTGCTCTCCGCTATGTGCTTGTCATGCTTTCCCATTAATTGACTCCTTTCATGTCCATCAGTCGGTTTACTACATCGACTACAAAATACTGTTTGCTTCTGCCGGTCTGCACATAATCGAGACCGTCTACCAGCGTCCTTACCTTGTCGCGGGACCAGTGCAGATACTCTGCTATCTGTGAGATATTCGGGAACGCTCCGATGTCTGCTCTCATATCTCCCACGACTTCCCACTTCTTCATGCCATCAGCACTGCGGTTGCTATGTAGAAACCGAATCCGAACCATGCCGCCGCAAGTGCTGCCCATGCGATTATTGCCTTGATCATGCCTATGCCTCCTCGATCTTCTTGATCTCGAACTTGATGTCCTTGCTGATGCTGCTATCTACGAAGCATCCGAGGAACGAGACCAGCGTCTCCCAGTCGAACTCAAATTCGTTCTTGAACTCTACGTAGTCGTAATCCTCACCGACCTTCATAAACTTGAGTGTTGTGATTATCAGCTTGTACTTCATTCTTTTTTCCTCCTTGTAAAACAATCTTTACTGTAAAGCGTTCTTTACGCCATTTTGTTGTGGATGTAAGTAAAAAAAAGTTCCTCAAATGTCAGTCCTGTCACTTCCATCAGTTTTTCAACTTCAGGCAGCGTCCACTCTGTCTTTCCGCTGAGCTTCATCCTGATTGTTTCGTAGGATCTGCCCATCATTTCGGCGAGCTTACGCCCTGACACCTTGTTCGCACCCATCCAGGCGCGGAGCTCATAATTTGTGTCCCTCATGCTACCTCCTCTCAATATATTGTGCTACACCGCTTTGGTGTGCCTTACATGACATACTTTACGCCAAAATGGCGTACTTGTCAACACCTTTTTGTTGTAATATTACTCTTCTTTAAGGTTAAAAAATGGTACAATAGGGCATGGAGGGATACGCTAAAATGGATAAGATTGTAATAGAGTATGGAGATTTTCTTAAAGAAAAGAGACTTGCAAAGGGCTATTCACAGTCCAAAGTCGCTGAATTGCTCGGCATAAGCCAGCAGAGATACAGCCGTTATGAACTTGGGCAGAGAGAACCGGGGCTCGACTTCATAATCGATGTTTCGAGAGTCCTCGGTTTCAAGCCCGGAGAATTTTTCGATAAATACAAAAATTAGACATGGTTACTAAGACATTCACCTTTGAAGGCAAAAGATATTATGTCAGAGCACAGACAGATGACGATGCAAGGCTGAAGGCAGCGCTCCGTCTTCGGGATCTGCAGGAAGGCAGAAGAGGCATCACGCAGAACATGCCTGTTTCAGCCTGGGCAAAAGAATGGCTCGAGGTATACAAGAAGCCTAATGTGAACTCGAAGCAGTATAAGGACATCAAGGCTGTTGTGGATAACTTCATCACGCCGAGCATCGGCACGATGCAGATCAAGAACGTAAGACCGGTCCATCTGCAGAAAATAATGGTCGGCACAACAAAATATTCAGATAGTTACATATCGAAGATATATGACATCACAAGGCAGATATTCCGCGAGGCATACTACAACAACCTCACTCTCAAAGACCCCGCAGAAGGCCTTAAAAAGCCCTCTGGCAAAGGAAAACAGCAAAGACGACCAATCACTCAAACAGAGCGCAAATTGACCTTAAAAGTCGCAGAAACGTACCGAGGCGGCACCTTCGTCCTGATCATGTTGTACTGTGGCTTGCGTCCGGGTGAAGTGGCTGCACTCACCTGGTCGAACGTAGACCTCAAGAAGAATGTCATACACGTAAGGCAGGCACTCAAGTCAGACGGTACCATCAAGCTGCCGAAGACATCCGCAGGGTATCGTGATGTGCCTATACCGAAAGTGCTCGCAGACAGGCTGAAAAAAGAAAAGAAGACCTCGATGCTGGTATGCACCAATTCACAAGGCGGAATGTATACAGACTCCTCGATGCAGAGGATGTTCAGAGTCTATAAGAACGAGATGAACAAGGCTGCAGGCTGTAAGGTGTTCCGCAACCAGGTGATGCCTCCGTTCGTTGTCGGTGATGACTTGACGCTTTACTGCTACCGGCATACATACGGTACGGATCTGCAGGCTGCAGGAGTGCCGATAAACGTCGCAAAGGAACTTATGGGACACGAAAACATATCTGTGACTGCTCAGATCTACACGCACCGGAGCGAGACTGCTTTCAAGAATGCAGCCGACCTCATCAATGCCTATGTTGCACAAGGTGTTGCACCAGAGGCTGAAAGCGTTGAAAAATGCGCATTTGGGCGCTGACTACGAATCAGTAGGTCGCGGGTTCGAATCCCTCCGCGCGCACCACCTCAAAGCACTGCATTTTCAAGGGAATGCGGTGCTTTTACTTTTTTGTCCTGGCATTGTTCCAATGGCGTAATATGACCTAATTTGACTTGTTCAGTGTTGCACCAGCTGTTGCACCAAAAATCTTTTTTCTACTAATAATATAAGCACGCAAAAAAGGCCGAGGTATATCCCCGGCCTTTAGTGCGAGTAGATTTATAAGATAGGAGGTGAAAGTTTGCTGCTTACCCCTTAGCAGCCTATTGTGATTTAAATGGTTCTTTAAGTTAGTAAATTGCTTCAAGCTGTGCGGAAATCAGCTCTGCCATAAGTTCTCTTCCTTTGAGTTTCGGATGCGTTCCATCATTGTAGTCGAAATACTCAAGTCTGTTCTGCTTTGTCATCATGCAATTCCAATACAGATTGAACGTATGGATGTGATACAGTTTCGCCGCATCTGCAAGAGCATCGCCGTACTGCCACAGCTTATATCCAGTTCCCTTTGCATAATCATTGGAGTCAATGTAATCGCTGTGAATCTCCGATGGCATTCCAGTATTTGCATCCCACCATCTCCAAAGTGGAGTAATAACAAGGATTTTTAAGTTCGGATATGCCGTTAACAGCTTTTCAACAGAATATCTAAATGCTCCGATATATGTTGTGGTATCAAGAGGGTTATCAGCATTATCCAAGCCATAATTGCTGTTCCAATCATTAGTTCCGTAAGCAATAGTGATATAGTCTATATCCGACCAGTCAATGCTCTCAAGCATAGCAAGCCTTTCAGGAACGTAGTTTGTACTTGTGCCTGCATAAGTAATAGAAACTCCGCTTTCTTCTTGGTCTGAAAAATCTCCTGCAACAATAGAGTCTGCAAGTCTGCACATTGTAAACAGCTTTCTTGTTTGTCCATTGTCGCTCATACAACAACCACCGAAACCTGCATTGTATACTGTTGCGCCAGTTATTTCTGCAATCATACTTGGATAGTCGAGAGGCGCAGGAAAATTGCCAGTTATACTATCTCCGAAACACACTATCTTCTTGCCATAAAACTTCTTTGAAAGCGTTGGAGTGTTTTCCAAAACTGTTACTCTTGCATCAATGTCATTGATTTCTTTTGAAGCCGACATCAGGAACGAAACTGTGCCAGTAACACCATCCTGTGCAGTTATGTAGTTGTAGCCAACAAAGCAATCAACTTCAGTTTCACTTGCGGTCAAGTCGATAACGCTTCCATCGTGTGCTACAAATTCTGTCCGTTCTTCACCCTCTTCAAGCTGTGGATATAATTTATAATTTGACGGAATAACAACTCCAGACGATATTCTTATTCTTATACCCGTAATTTTTTCTTCATCGTCAAGCGTAAATGTAGTCTGTGCATCGGAACTATTTAATTTGCAAGAAATTGTTGATGAATAAGTACCATTTATTACAGGATTAATATAAGTAAGGTCATCACCAATTGCAGATGGATTTCTTGCAGATAGTGTATATGTTCCCTTGCCTACTGTTGGCATAGCGTTTGCGGTTAACTGGAAACTCGCCGTACCGTCGCTTGTACCACTAAGAGTTATACTTCCATCACTATTTTTTGTGCAAGTAACACCGTGGTCTGTTATTGCAGGAAACTGTGGCAACAAATTTTTATTGCTTATAAACGCCTTTTTGCCGCTATATCCTGATAGTTCTAATTTGCATCTATCATCCGCAGAATCAAACGATATTGGGATAGCTTTTGTTACTTTAAGTGCCGAAATTGTTGCATCCACTTTTCTATCAACAGCAACGCTCGCAGTTAAACTGTTGTCTGCTGTCAATGCCATCAGGCTTGTAAGCCCATTTGATGTGAAATAATATGGCGAAGTGCTAACAGAAATTATCTTTCCATCAAAAGCCTCAAACGAGGACAAATCATCGCCTTCTTCAACCATTATGTCTTTAACGTAAACATAAGACGAAGTGTTGGAAGAACCCATAATGAGAAGTCCAGTCACATCTCCTCGCTCAAGAGATGTTGTTAGCGTGGCGAGCGATTTGCGTTGATATGTGCCTGAAACGAAATCTTTGAAAACGATATTTCTATTCGTGCCATCAGCATAAAAAATCCTTGCCTGCATTTGCAAAGTCATATCAGTATCAGCCTTTACAGACATTGACACTACCAAGTTTTTAGACGAATTAATCGGGAATGTGCCTAATGCAGTAAAATCTGAACCTTTCCCATAAAACTCGTGCGCTGTTTCAGTTGCAAGAGCCGAAAGCTGTGAATCGTCAAAAAGGTTTTTCTTGCATAGCACAGCTTTACCTGACGTTTCGGCAGACACTCTCGTCAACGCACCGACTTTAGTGAATTGTATAAATTCCCCCACAAGCGTCTCGGAATTATATAAACCCATCAAAGCATCTAAATCTGTATCGTGTCTGCTTAAATCGCTCTTTACATCAGTAAATTGATCGCGGATCGCATCGCCCAGAGAAGGATATGTTACGCCATCCGCACCAAGTCGAGCGTCGACGATCTCTTCAGCGGACGGAGCTGGGCCGGCTATGATATTGTCGATTCGTGCTTCTGTTGCTGCAAGAAGTTCCTGTGAAGATATTTTCCCGGTGTCCGTACCATCATCAATAGCAAGATACGCCCCTGATCCGAGCGTCCCAGTAAAATTGTTTAATTCATGTATCTGCATTATATCTTGCCCTCCTTTTTGAGCCGTTCCGTCCACTCTTTGATGTAGGTGTTTTCTTTCAGCTCGTCGATGTAGTGATGATATTGTTCCCAGAAGCGTTCCACTTCGACATCGCTCATTTTATTGCCCTTCTCGAAGTCTGCAAGGCACCTCACTAAAAAGTTCTTACACGTTGCCTTGTCGAGAAGCCTGATGTCTTTTCTGATCTCTGCCAATTCTTTTAAAATCGGATTTTCCTCTTTTCTATCTTTACGGTCGAAGAACCATTCAATGAACTTGAACAGCGCTTCTGAACCCAAAACGACCGCTACTATCTGCCATACTGCCATAAAGCATCACCTCACTTGCCCGTGTATCGGATTATGATGCCGATTTTCCACTTACTGTAACTCTTTACGCCGCACTTGATGCTGTCCGTCCTTGCCGATGTACAGTCAGCAATATAACCGGCTTTGACACCGAGAGCCGTATGCACATAAGTGGATTTCTTGAAGTAAACCACTACGTCGCCTGCTCTTATTTTGTCCGGATCTATTCCGCTCTTGCTCTTGATGACCTCGATGTCCTTGACCTTGATGCGGTCGGCAACGATTTTCTTTGCCTCAGCCGTTGAAGAGGCGTTATACACCTTTTCATACAGTTGGTTGGTCATAGCATCACACGCGCATCTGCATTTGATGCCCGCTCCGTGATGCCAGCAAGCGAACGGCAGCCATATACAATTGCCTCCGTAATATTCACCCTTTGAGTGATGGTGGCAGATAGGACATTCGTGAGCCTTCTTGCCTTTGTTGTAGTTGACGTAATGGTACGAACTCGCCGCGAGTTTTTTCGCATAAGCAACCATCTTGTCCTGAGGCGTTGCCGGCTGAGTCGGTGCCGGTGTTGGTGCCGGTGCTGATGGATATACGGCTTTGTCGTGCTCGTTCAAATACTTTTGGAGAGCCTTCATCGACTTGACGCCGAAAACACCGTCCGCTCCTGCTCCGATCTCTTTCTGAAGCGCCCTCGATGTGTTCGGTCCCCAGCATCCGTCCGGATCAGAGAGACCGAGCCACTTCTGCATCGCCTTTACTGTCGGAGAGCTCTTGCCGTATTCATAAGCATCTAAAGAAGGAACGTACTGCTTGAGGTCCTTGCGTATCGTGATACCGCCGGTCTGCGGAACGCCAAGAAACTCCTGAAGCCTGTTGACGGTCCTAGTGCCACCAATGCCATCCTCTTCGAGCTTTCCATCCTCAGGTGCCGGTGCTGGTGCGGGTCCGTTCAGCTTACCGCTCCACACCTTGACAACATCGTTCCTCATATTCTCCTCATAGCTTATCCACCCGTTACGGAGTGAACTGTTTGAGTATGAATCTTTGACATAGACCTTGTGGAGACCGTTTTCGTACTTGTACGCCACAGAGCAGACGAAATGTCCGCCGCTCGTCCAATGCACACGCTTAGATCCGCCCGAGCGCTTGCCCATCAAGTAAATAGCCACTCTGCCACCCTTTGCTAATTCTTTCCAAAGAGTCGACATTGTGGCGTGTTCCTTGACCTCTGTCAGACCGTAGTGCTCCATCATTTTCGGTATCCCGCTCCAATACGTTCCGTCTCCATTCGGCGCTGCATACCGCTTGCAATATGGTTGGATGGTCGCTGGTGTGTAATTGGCATACTGTGCCATTTCGATTATCACGTTAGCTATCGAGACCTCACCGCATCCACAATTACGTATGTACCAGGGCTTTTTCGGATATAAGAGGCCGCCCCACTTTGAGTCAGTCTGTAAATACTTCGTCTTGTTCATCCTCTTCACCATCCTCGATGTATTCCATTCCCTCGATGTCGATAGGCACTATTGCGTTCTTGATAAACTGATAAAAGACCTGATGCAGTCCCACAGATGCAAGACCGCTCAGCATACCTTTGACAATGCCCTCATATTCAAAGCCGAATAAAATCGCTCCCGATATGGCACCGAGAACGAGCAGAATGGTCGGGATCCATTTATCGTCTGTCGGTATCCACTTTTTCAGTACGAAACCGACACACAGACACCCCACCGTGATGATTGGTATTAAGTAATTCTCGAAGTTGATGTTCATTATTTTCTCCCTATTTGTAAACGATATAAAACGCATCGAAGTCGCCGCTTGAACTTGTACACCAGAAGCCCGATGTCGGCATATTAGCGTCACTCGGATAAGCCGCCGCAACGAAGTTCACCGTTGCCACTTGTACCCAGCAGAGGAACTTAAATCCACTCGGTACCGATGCGGTCAGACTTGCGTAGCTGTTCGAGAATGTCCCCGACATTTTCAGCACTTGGAACTCAACACCGCTACCGCTGTTTCCGCCACCGTTTGTGATGCCGAGAGCTTCTGCGAGTGTCACGGATAAGTCTCCAAGTTCCATACTTTCATACCTGTCGGCTAACACATCCCAGACGGTCTTTACAATCTTGAAATGTCCGCTCGTATTGTAGAACGGAAATACAACATTGATGGTGTCGCAGAGCTTACATTCGAGTAGGTTCTCCAAGTTCTCATAACCCATATCCTGTAACCGTACAAATTCTACGTGAATGTTCTGGCTCGGTATCATCGGGTTCTTTGCAGCCATCACCATTCTGCCCATCTCCTCGACTTGAGCTTGTGTCGGTGGATCTTCGGAGGTGTCGAACTTGTCCGAGACATTAAGCGGAACACACTCGCCTCTGCCCGTGATCGTGGAGACACCGCTGTCTTGCCTTGTACCTATTACGGCATTGGTTCCGTCTGTCCAATAAGGAACACAGCTTGAGTAAGTTCCTGAGCTGTCCATTTCCTCGTTGTATTCGAGCATATTCACGCCGTATCTGATAGTGAAATTGCGGAGTTGTCCACGTGCCGAGTGCAGTATGGCGCGGAATTTGTCCCATTCATACTCACCACCGTAAGCATCCAGGATACTGCCCTCGATACCACCGAGCATAGACCGAACCGTTTTCGGTATTCCGTCTGCGCTTGCGAGATAGCCAGTAGAGCCTTTATCTGTTTCGTATGTGAACGGATTTGTCGGCGTTGCGTAGTTCTTCAGCAGAGCAAAAGCGTCGGAAATGTTGTTGATGTTCCGCCCCGCTACTGTCAGATAACTCTGCCGATAACTGATGTGGACACAATGGAATGTCACCACGCCATCTATTGGCCGTGTGAAACTCACAATATCGAAAGGTTGAACATCACGCTCGATGACTAACCTTGTAGACGGAGCAGTCAGGGACAGTCCCTCTTCATCGGTGAGCAAGTCATTGTTCTCGTCCGATAACGCTCCTACTGTCGGGATTTCCGTTGTATAGGTAGCGCTGTCATGCGTAACACCGATTATTCTGCCCACTTGTATAAGGTCGTAGTTCGCTCCATCTATCGGATATTCAAAGTCGCACTCATAGATGCCGTTGCGCTCCTCAGTCACTATGCAGCTTATGCAGTCACGCAGTCTACCGAGACCATTAGATTCGAATACAGTTTCGTTGGCGTCATATAAAATTGGTATCATTTAAACCACCTCATATTCTCCACCACCTCGGAGTGATTTTCAGATCCGTTACTGTAACGTCATAGGCAATCGGATTTTCTCCCGGTCCTAATGTCGGCAGATTTGAGCCTAAGTCGACATGCTGGTCGATACTGACAACAGTTCCGCCTTCATACTTGTACGCCACGCCCAGATCGCAATCGACATATAGTGGACTTCCGAGAATAGACTGAGTTGAATACAGATAGGTTCTGCCATACTCAATCGAGCCGCCTTCGTAAATATCGCCAAGACCGCTATTGGTGCCGTTGCAGATCACCTGAATTGTCAGCACACCGCTTGCCGTATTGGCGATGTTGATGACAATGGTTATCGTACCAATCGTGTTGTTGCCATTGTCTTTGAGCACCGAGGTAACAGTTGAGGAATAAGACTCGTCTGTAAATGCTGTAAGCTCAGTAAGGCCGACGGATATTGTGTTTGTAAAGTCAGCGTAATAACTTGTTCCTGGACCCGAAGTCTCTGTATAATTCCGCACCGCACCTGATGCTGTTGCTGTGCTTATATCACCCGAGACCGTCGGAGCTGGCGTTAACCCTGTTCCAAAATAAAGGGATTTTGCAGTTATTTTTAATGAGCTAAGAAACAGTGAATCTCCACTCTCAAGCGCACCGGAGTGGCTTGAATAGTCAATCACCCTCTGATATGTTTTCGAGACTGATTGCTGCGTCATTTTATCGATATTCTGTGAGTTTTTCATCGAGGTTTCAATCTCGCCGATAACGACATCATTGATGGTTATTTCATGGTTGTTGAACCCGATAGTGCCGTACCCTTCCACCTCGAGCATTGGACTGGACTCGAACCTTGTCGGATTTGTTATGGTCTGACCGTTTGTGACTTCGATAGTCTGCTCGCCGGCTATTAAAAAGCGTTGCGGATTGCAATCGAAAACGATGTTAAACTCTCCCGCCTTTAATTGTGCCGGCTCTACTTCCAGACCGCTTTTATACACGGCCATTCTGAACTCGTCCGGATTATATTCGTCAGTTAAACGAACATATCCTTTTCGAGAACAAAGAAAGTTTCTGAAGTCAGAAATCGCTTCAGCAAAATCCGCCTCAGTATCAGCAAAGATTCCAGCCGGGTAAGTTACCTCGATATTCTCAAAACGCCCCTTATCAAGTGCAAAAGAGCCGTTTCTGCCCGGTATCGAGATCATTTCCACATCCCTTTCAGGTGCGTTGTAGACTGCTTGCCCGGTTATATAAACGCCGTAGCCTCTTGAATCTTCGCCATCAAAAATGAGCGACTTATATATCGCTCCGGTTGGTGCTATTGCCATGCAAGCCTCCTATTGTTTGTTTCCTTTATCAGAACACGCTTGACCTCTTCGGCTATCTCTCGCGGATCACGATTTGCTCCGTTTATATTGATAACGATATTGGTCTCGCCGCTCAGGTTATCAAGCTTATTCCAGAATTTATCCAGCGGAACGACAGCCTCAGCACCGGCTTCACCTACACCGATAATTGAAGGACTATCGAAAATGCCTCCGGTCTTGTACCAATCAACATTGAATCCGGTCGGATACTTAATACTTCCAAGTTTGCCGAAATCTTTTGAGCTCCAATTAAGAGAGAAGTGAGGAAGTTTAAGTCCGCTAAATATCTTTCCTATCTTGATCGGGAACCAGCCTTTTATTTTGTCGATTAACCCTTTAACTTTATCTATTGCGTTTTGTATCGGCGTTACGATTGCGGTCTTTATCGCGTTAAATGTAGCCGATACGTTTGCCTTTAAGTTGTCAAACGCAGCTATTACCGCATCTTTGAACGCTATCGCTTTCGCTTTTATCGTGTCCCAATTCTTATAAAGAGCGACACCGATTGCGATAACGGCAGCGATTGCCAAAACAACCGGCCCCATCCCGGCGACAATTCCACCGATAGCCGGGGCAAGCGTAGCCATCAAACCCATTATTGAACTAATAGCGAATGAGATTTTGCCGAGCCCTATAAGAAGCGGAGCCAATACCGCAACGACCGCAGCTATACCCGCGATAAGTGCCTGAGTCTCCGGCGACAGATTCGAGAACCACGCTGCAATCTGTCCGACAAGATCCACGACCTTTTGCATAGCCGGTGCGAGATATGCCGCGAGCTGTGTGCCAAGCTGCTGAAATGCTGTCATACCGACGAGCTTCATTGTGTCGAGTGCGTCGTTGAACTCGTTTGCTTGGTCGAGCGTTTCCTGATCTACGAAGTCGAGACCGTACTTCTGCATCGTCTCAGCGACGTTTTTATAGGTCTCGCCACCGTCCTCGATGAGCGGATTCAGTTCCGCAGCCGACTTACCCATCAACTGCATAGCAAGTGCGTCACGTTCGGTCTCGTTCTGCATTGAGCCGAGAGCCTTTATGGTGTCTTGCCATACTGCGTCACCATCGCGGAGAGATCCGTCAGCGTTTGTCACGTCTACGCCCAGCTTCTCGAACGCTTCTGCACTCGCGCCGGTTCCCTTCGATGCGGATAACATCGTTTTTTCGAGTTTAACGTGTGACTTCGCTATCGTTTCGACAGATACATCGACGAGATCAGCAGCAGCCGAATACATTTGAAGCTCTTTTGTTCCGATGCTGTAAACCTTCGACATTGTGTTAATGTCATCCGCCCATTTACCGGATTTGACCGTTACCGCACCGATAGAGGCCGCAACCGCTGCCGCTGCCGTGGAAAGTCCTTGCATCGCTTGTCCCGCTGCCGTGAGCTTGTTGCCCATGTCTTTGAACTGTTCCGACATCGCCCGAAGATTGACCTGGCCGACCTTCCTCAGTTCGTTGTTGAACGTCTTTAGCTTGGATTCAGCCTCTATGATCTCGCGCTGGACACGTCTGTAAGCCTCAGAGTTCTTGTCAACGCCTTTCGCATCCATCTGAGCCTGAATGTTCTTCAGCTCTTTCAGATTGCTCTCGGTCTCTTTTATTTTCTGCTTCAGAAGGTCCTGTTTTTGTCTCCATAGTTCGACCGATGTTGGATTGAACTTGAGAGCCTTGTTGACCTGTTTTAGCTCGTTGTCAATGTCTTTCGTGCTATTCTTGATTTGCCTGAGGGCTTTATCGAGTTTCGTGGTATCGCCCTGAAATTCGATTGTAATGCCCTTTATGTTTCCTGCCATTTATTTGCCCTCTAACCGAAGAACGCATTTATATCGTTCTGTGTTCCTTTGCGTTTAGTTCCGTGCTTCTCAGCGTATTTCTGAGCCTTCTCCGCTGCCTTCTGACGCTCATTGTAGGCGATTACAAAATCAACCACTTGCCCGAGCTGCATATTACGAATATCTGTTATCGTTAATCCTCTTTCGAGTCCTGCGAGGATGATGTCATCGAGTGTGATGTCGGCTGAAGAGTCTTTATGCTTTCGCCTATTTTCTTCAGCCTTCTCAAGTTTTTTGAGCTTACGAACCCTTTAAGCACCATGTCGAAAACGGCCGGTCCCACCACATCGAGTGGGAACTCATCGAACTGCCTTACCCATCTTTTCGGTGGATCAATGCTTTCATCCGCGACCTTTGCCATTGACCATGTCACATTAATAGCAAGGTCAACGAACTCAGCTTGAAACATTGGGAGCAGCACTTCCATCGCTCTGCCTTCGAGTGCTTCGGCTATGTTCGTAGTCGTTAGTTCGCCGGTTTCTGATGCTTCAGCCACAACGGTCGAAACGCCCTCGATCATTGACGCCAGAAGAGGCATTATGACCGGGAGAATGTCTTTTCCGAACTGGTCTCTATATTCCATAGTCCAAGCCATATTATTATTGAGCTTGACTTCCTGATTTCCGATTTTGACTATCTTTTCCATCTTTCGCCTCCTATGAAAAAAAGGAGCGGGCTCAACTCGAACCCGCCCCGATTTGTTATGGTGCAATAGCCGGAGCTGTCGGTGCTGTGAACAATGTCGCATAACCTGTGTCAGCTGGTTTCAGAACTGCCATTGTTACGCCTGTCGCATTGTCTCCCACGCACGTTACGCTCAGAGTCTCCGTTGCCGGTTCTTTGCTTTCCTCGATGGTCGCGTACTCTCTTGTGATTGCTCCAAGTGAGCAATTGTACAGAATGACCTTTCTCGACTCAGCATCACCTTCTACCTGAAATGCGATATAAACGTTCGGCTTTGTTGCGTTCTTCACGCTGGCAATACCGCCGTTCGTAAGTGTCACATATCCGAGGAACTGAGTCTTAAAAGCATCGTCGAACATAGCCACTTCGAGGTCGCCCTCGATTGTTCCGCCAGAATATCCGCTCCAGTAAGCGATGTTGTCCGCATAGAACGTATTCTGTTCGGAGTTCTCTTCAGGCGAAAACGAAACAGCTCCCGCCTGATGATATGGAGTGCCAAGAGTTACAACGCCCTGATCATCGACGGTGTATGTTCCGACGTGGAGCTCGCTTATACCAAATTCAACTTTGTTAGCCATTTAAAAGCCCCTTTCGTTTAAATGTAGTAATAGATCACGAAAACACCCTCTTCTTCGATGAAAATGTCCTCGCTTTTCTCATATAAATAGCCAGCTCCGAGAAGTGCGTTCTCTATGCTGGCCTCGTTCTGTTCGTTTTTAGTTGTGAAGTAATATTCGACCTGATAGCGATTATTTCGCCAATAGTGCGTATTATCTGCATCCATTGTGTCTTGACCGTTGCCTATATAAACGATATATGGCGGAGTCTGCGGTGTTTTGAAATGCGAATACGCACACGGAAGGCCGGTGCTCTGTAATGTCTGATATATGCTCATATATCCCCCATAATCCTACGCGGCAGCTCGTCGACCGCCCACTCTTCAACAGGTTGAATGTGTTTGATTCCGTGAGTGCGTCCGTAGGTGCCTTTTTTATTCCTTATAACGTGACCGTTTTCGAGGAGGTGCGTTTTCTGGTAGTCGGTGCGGTTATGCACAACAACGTCCATATCGCCCAGACGCTTAGCGCTCCAGCCGCTCGCATAGGAGCCGGTATCGACCGGAGATGTGTTCCTCAGCTTTTGAGCCGACTCTTTTGCGACCCTCTGAATGTTAGTCTTTGCCGAACGCTCAACATCCTTGTTGACCTCGTCCAGAAGTTCGGCCATCTGAGCCGTTACGCTGCCGGTTTTAGCCATTGTGAACACGCTCCTCGCATATCAAAGATATTGAGTCTCTTTGTGCTGTCCAGTCGACGCGGATCACGTTGTAATCTTTGCCCTCAAACTCGACAACCTTCTCTCCGGAATAATCTTCGCGGTTCGTCAACATAAGCGTCAGAGACGGATGCAGACCCGCCTGAGCCGCATTGTAGAACTCGCTCTGATATACACCGCGAGGCTGAACGTAGACCTCCGTAGTCGTTACGTTCTGGATCTCGTTCCCATACGCGTCATAAGTCGGTGTGCCGTATGCCTTTAGTGTTGCCACGCTGTCATACATTACTCATCACCCCAGTTCGTGTACCCTGTCGCTGTTATCAGCTGAGCCTTCTGCTCGTCGTATGACATTTTAAGGCGGTCGTAATCTTCCGGAATACCGAACGACATTTTGCAATAAGTGATTATTGCCCTCTTAATGAGTTCGTCTAATTCTGCCGGAAGTACGACACCCGCGATGCCTAAATCGAGCTGAGCGGCTGCTATCAGATAAGTCAGCTCCGAATCGTATGCAGTTGTCGATATTCTCAATGCGAGCTTTACCTGTTCGAGCATTGTTTATTACCTCACAATAAAACTATTTCTTTTTCGGTTTTGCTGCCTTCTTCTCTTCGACCTTGACCGCATTGTTAAAGGCTATCAGCCTCGAGGCCTCTTTATCAGAAACCTCGAGAACTGTATCCTTTGCAAAACGAACAACGGTGTCTTTGGTCAGCTTGACCTTCATTATGCAGATACCTTAGCGAAGAAGAGGTTACCTACTACGCCGATAGCTGCCGGCTGTCTGCCGAGGATCTTGACGATGTCCGAAGTCATCAGAGTCTTGTCGTCGTATTTGAACTCAACAGCAGAGCCCTTTGGAAGATTCATCATTACGCCAGCGAGGTCTCCGATGATCGGAGCTGTTGCTGCGTCAGAGAACAGAACCTCGAGACCGTCAAACGGGTCAACCGCATAAGATGCAGACATCTGGAGGCTTCTGTAAGAAGCGTACTGAGCCGGTGTGCAAATGATAACGAGATCGCTTGCTGCGGAGCTCAGGAGTGCTCTTGCCTGTACGAAGTCATCGATTGAACCAGCAGCAGAACCTGTCTTAGCAACAGCCGGAGCCGATGCTGTGGCTGTCTGTGGAGCTGCGAGGATTGCAGCAACAACAGCGTTCTCTTCTGCCTTGATGATTCCGCGAGCTACCTCGTCGTAAATGTACGACAGATAAGCCTCGCCACTCATTGAGTCAAGAGCCTCGTCCGAGATCTGAACGAACTTCTTATATGTCTTAGGTACGAGATTAACGATGCCAAGAGTCAGAGCCTCCTCTGTGATAGCCTCGTGTCCCTCGCTCAGCTGTGAAGCTGCTGGAGCCGAGATCTCGAATCCGACCTTGACGTTTCCGGCTGCTTCCATTCTGCGGACTCTTCTGAGGATTTCGCTGTCCTCAAGTCTCTTTGCTACGATGTCAGCAACGAATGAAGGAACCGGAACTGTGCCGTTTGTTGTGTTGTCGCTGAAGAGTGTTCTGCACTCTGTTGCGTCGCCGGTCTTGATGTACTTCGCAAATGCTTCGATGTACTCGTGGCTGTTTCTGATTTCCATATCAGTCATTTTCTTTTCGTCCTTTCTTGTTTCGATTTTTTTGCCCGCGCCATTTGCAACCGCTTCGGCTGCCTTGCGGGACTCTTCGATTTCGAGGTTCAGAGCTTTCGTTCTCTCCTCGATTGCTTCGAGCTCAGCGTTCAGAGCGTCGAGTTTTTCCGCGTCGGCCTCGTCTGTCTCGGAGACGATAGCTGCACGTCTTTCCTCGAGCTCGTCAAATCCGAGCGTCATAATTTCTTCGCGTGTCATTAGTTGTTTCCTCCTAACGCTCTAGCTCTAACTTCTGCCCTCTTCGCCTCGAGTGCTCTATTCTCTTCCTCAAGTCGCTCCGCCTGAATCCGCTCGATCACTCCGTCGGTCAGATTGCCAATGCTTCGAGTTACCGCATCCGCTGCAATCGAAGTGCCGTCATTGGCCGGAATCGAAACTGCGCTCACGTCGTAGAGTTTGCCCACCTTCGTTATGTGCCTCGTATAGATCCAGATGCCAGCGTCGTTCTGCTCACGCTCTTCGCTGTCACCTGTGACCGTAAAGCCGAAGCTCATTCTGTCGGTGTAGCCTCCGGCGATCTCTTCGTACAGTTCGCGTCCGATTTCTGTTCCTCCGAGATCAGCCTCTATAAACAAACCCTTCTCATCCGGCTCGACTCGAAGAGTGTTGTTTCTTGTTCTTGCGAATACGCGGCCCTCGTGGTCGTACTGCATAATGACGTCCGACATATCAGTCTCGTCAAATGCGCTGCGTTCGACCACTTCCCAAAGTTCCCAGCCTTCGCCGCCGAACAGCTTATAAGGCTCGTCGAATGTACTCGCGTATCCTGTTACGACTTTGTTCTGATCCTCTTCGCCTTCAACGGCCTCGCGGATCTCCATCGTCATATTTCTGTATTCTCTTTCACTCTTGACCATTTTCTTCGTCCTCCGTTCCTAAGTCGGAAACCTTTTCGTCTGCGTTTATATATTCGCCTCTAATGAAGCGGACATCACCGTTCTCGACTTCGCTGTAATTGAACAGCTCACGCGCTTCATTGATTGACATCACGCCACGGTCGAGAAGCTGCTGAGCCATCTGAACCTTCTGCGAAGTGCTCATATACTGAAGCCGGTTCGCATTTGCTATTAAGTAAGAACCCTGAGCGCGTTCCCTTTCGCTGAATAGCATCTTTGTCAATGCCTCGCTGAACTGAATCGCAAACGGCTCGATACATCCATCGAAGAAGCCTTCAAGCTCTTCCGCCTTCGCCTTGTTCTGAAGCACGTCCTCATTGACACCGAAATAGTTAAATACGTTCTCCCGGATCTGTTTCATTTGTTCCGCGTCTATCGAATAAGGTTTGACGTCAATCTGCTTGATGTCCTTATATGTGTTCGGAAACAAAAGGAATCCGCCGGACTCCGACTCGGTGCTCAGGTTCTCAGCTGTGAAGCGTTCGCGTTCTTTTGCGAGATCTTCCGGTTTTGCGAAGTTGGCAAGCTGAGCCATAAAGCGGAATGTTGCCGCGTTCTTTACGCCTTCCTCAATGCCCTGATTCTGTATGTGTATCAGCTGCATTGTTTCCCGGAGTGCTCTGTTTGAATCGCCGAAGAAGTCGTCCTGATATTGGTACTTTGTCAGGATCGCGCATTTACGGAACTCGACCGCCGCATACTGCCCCGTGTTGAACCGATAGCGAAGCCATATCTCGCCATCATACTCGACCAGCGTACACGATGCCGGCAGCACCGGATAAACGCCCGTGATTATCATTCTCTCGTCGAACACCGGAACGATAAAAGCCGTATTATTGACATCGAGAATAGTGCTCACCCTGTAAAGGAACTGGCTCCACGTCTGCCATTGGTTCGGCCCGAGCCTGAGCTTTGCCTGAAGCGAAGGATTTGCCGTTCCCTCTACTTCGACTTTCAGCTTTGAAATGTGTCTCGCTCTTGCATCGATTGCCGCCCTGACGATCTCACTCTCATAGATCGCCCCGCCCCAATTAGTAAAAATCGGCTGATATGCGGTCAGCGTCTGAAACAGAGAACGCGCCCTGTTGAGTGCTTCGTCTGACTTCTTGGCCTCTGCCGGTCTGAAGATTTTGTCAAATAAGCTCATAAATTTAACCCTCGTTTGTGAGTTGGTACCCAATCTCCGAATACCACTTCTGACGGACTGTCATAGCATCAGCGAGAGCAGCGACTCCGTCAATTCGCGCCCTCTGATTTATCTTGACGAGACGTCCCCGGCCTCGTTCAATGCTCATTTTTACCGCAGCGTTTAACAGGTGCGATTTAAGAAGGTCGTTGTCTCCGATGTAGATCCGACCGTCTTTGATAAGCCCCTCCATTTCCTGAAGCACCGGCCATAAGTTGTCTCCCTGATAAACGTCGTCTGTCTGATAACCGGAGCCCTCGAGGTCTTTTATCAAATACTGTGAACTGTATCGGTCATATCCGACTTTAAGCGGATACAGTTCCGAGTCGCGGAGCAAAGAATCGAGCCAGTCCTTTACATCGTGATAGTCGACGAAGTTCTCGCCGCTCAACGACAAAAATCCGCGCTTCACACAGCTCCAGTAAGGAACGCCATCCTCCGCAATCCGTTGCTCGATTCGTTCTGATGGCATCCAGAAGTGAGCGACTACGTTGAGCCTTCCGTCCTTCTCGATTACCGCAACGGCTGCCGTGAGGTCTGTTGTCTGCGAGAGGTCGATGCCCGCTACGCAATAGCACCCGCGCAAAGCCTCGAGATCTATCGCTTCGCCGCTAATCGCGTTGATTGCCTGAGCCGGCAGCCACGCAAGAGAACTATTCTGCTTGATGTTGCAGTATTTGCAAAGGAACTCTGCTTTTTTCGACAGAGATCCTTCTGCAATCGCTATCTCTTCGAGCATATAGTCGACCGAAACCGAAACGCCTAAGTTCGGATTCGCCTTTCTGAGCTCGTTTATGTCGTTCCATTTATCGAGGTCATCGATCATATAGAGGAACGGCAGAAGTTTTGTCTCTTTGGACTCGCCTAATAAAAAACGAGTTGACCTCTTCATCAGCTCGTCAAATATTCCGTCGGATATATAACCGGCTGTTGTGCAGCTGAGAAGAATACCCTCAGGCCTTGCACCCATACCCGACTTCATGACCTCATATTGTTTCAGTCCTGCATCACCGGCCCACGCAGCGACCTCATCACAGATAGCCAGCGACGGATTGAAACCGTCTGACTTCTTTGCTGAGAACGCAATCTTTTTTACAGTCGAGTTTGTCCCCGGTATAGATAAGTCCGTCTGCCTATGCCTTGCCAGCATCGAATCGTCGTTGACTTTTCGGTGTTGTGCGTCGAGGACGCTCGTCTCTTCTTTCAGCTTTTGCCATTCAGGATCTAGCGTAGTCATCGTCCATATATCGTTATAGACGAGATCCGCCTGGTCTAGCTTCGGTGCGATACAGAACACCCTCGAACCGAATCCGCCTTCGAGCCTGAACGTATACGCTGCCGATGAAGAGGCAATTTTTGTTTTCCCGTTCTTGCGTCCAACGAGCAGAACGACCTCCCGGAACTGTCTGTTTCCGTTCGCATCGACGAGACCATAAACACAGCTAAAAAAAGCCTTCTGCCACGGCTCCAGTTCTATGAATCCCGGAGCGAGCGGTCCCTCGGTGTGGAAACAATGTGATTCGATCCACTCGATAGCGTCGTTTGCCTTCTTCTGGTCGAAAAAATACCGCTTTGCCTCGAGGTCTTTCACGATTTGCTCATATACCAGCGCGATCCATCTGCCAACGGTGTAAGTCCCGCCCTTAATTCCCTGATAATATGTGTAAATCCAGTTATCTCCGGCCATATTCACCCCGTTTCCGGTCTTGTCTTATCTTGTCAACGGTGTTTTATGCAAAATGAAAG